CTCCTGTTCACACATGTCTGTGAACGAAAACAACCTTGGGGGGGATCCGGATCAGATCCACCCCCTGCCGCTAGGCGACTCCGGTGAAAGAGTCAGCCCGCCGATGGTAGAGGCGATACCTCCACCTCTCCTTCCAGCTCGCATCCTTGCGAACTGGGAGAAGAGTTTTGTGCGTGAATGTGTGAAAGTGATTGTGTTGCTTTCGACTCTCTATGGCTTCGACGACCTCGGATATAGCATCCGTGGCACCGTCGAGCACTGGAGTCTTCTTGCCTCGCACTACGGAAACGCCATGAAGTTCGTCAAGAACAAACTGGCCACTTTCTATAGTGCCTGGAAAGGACAAGAATTGCCACCATCACCGCCGTCCATTGAAGGCTACGACAATCCCCGAGTTCTACTCGGAGGTCGTGGCTATCGTTGGATTCAGCTTTTGGCAGACAGAGACGAAGACGTTTGGGAATCATTCCTTACGTCTGTTCTCTACTCCAAGAAAGGAATGCCTCGTCCTCATGACGAGCTTCTCCGTTCCTCGGAAATGGCTACATTCTGGGCTCTCACAGTTGAGAAGCCGAGGAAGCCAGTCTGTCTTATTCGCTGGGCGGATGCCGACTACTACCCGAACTCTGTACCCATCACTCTGGACCGCGATTTTGTGCGGACACAGCTGAGGAGAACTGTTCAGGAAGTTTACGGCCGTTCGAAGATGTCGAGGGAGGATTGGATTCGTCCTCTCTTCCCGTCGACAAGCGCCAACTACATCAACTCCCGATCCAAGGGAGGAGCTGTTGGCGTTATTCTTCGCCACCCGAGCTTGCTCGAGGGGCTGAAGTCTTCAGAACGTTTGGTGACAGTCGAAGCAACAGGCAGCGCGCGTCTTTCGCGTCCTGTGGTAGATGTAGAACCGTTGTACCAGAAGTTTGAGGCTCTCCATGATCGTATCATGGACCTTGCCCTCGAAGAGGAGCCGGCAGCAGTGCCGTTAGCTCTTCCCGAGGCCTTGAAGGTCCGTGTTATCACGAAGGGCCCCCCACTTCTCGCGACTGCTCTCAAGCCTCTGCAGAAGTTTCTCTGGCGTGAACTGAAGAAGTGTCCCGCGGCGTCCTTGATTGGACGTCCGGTTGACGCACGCTTCGTTCAGGATCGGATGGGAAAGTCCCTCCGGAACCACCAGTACTTCTTATCAGTAGACTACGAGGCAGCGACTGACAACCTTGAGTCCTGGGTTTCGAACGAGCTTGCAGATGCTATCTGCGACCAATTGGAGATGGATCAGTATGACGTACGTGTACGTACTCTACTGAAACGTTCTCTGACTGGACATAAGATCGTTCATCCCGAGGACTCTGGTCAGTCTCGCGATCAAGTCAACGGTCAACTGATGGGAAGTATTACGTCTTTTCCTCTCCTTTGCCTGGCTAACCTTGCGGTATGCCGTTCAGCTTTGGAGATCGACTTGCGCCGTACCGTCACCCTCAGAGATGCGAATCTCTGTGTTAATGGTGACGATGCACTTATGAAGTGCACGCATGTCGGTAAAGACGCCTGGTCGAAGATCTCCTCCTACGTTGGGCTCTCGCCTTCTGTTGGAAAAGTTTACTTCAGCCGGGACTTCCTTAACATCAATTCTACCACTTTTCGGTTCTCTGGTGCTCTCCCGTATAGTTACGAGGAATACTTGCGCAAGGAGAAGGATTTTTCCTTCTCCGAGTGCATGCGTCCCGTACATTTCGAGCGAGTCCAGTACGTGAACCTAGGACTTCTGAAAGGCCTTAAGCGGAGCGGGGGGAAGATGGAGATACGGGATATCTCTCTAGAGCTTGGTGGTCTCGGTGCGCGTGCGCGCGACCTGATCACCAGTGCTCCTTCTTTCCTCCAGGAGAAGGTTCTTACCTCCTTCATTTCGCACCACAAAGAGCTTCTCAGAGAAGCGCGCGTGCCCTGGTTCTTACCTGAGAGATTTGGCGGGCTTGGCCTGCCTACCGTTGGTCGCTGGCAGCCGGACAACCGGGAGCTGAGACTGGCTCGTGTCATCTTAGACACTGGTACGAAGGTACCAAAGAAGCCTGTCTCTGCCCCTTGGAAGGTCTGGCAGTATGCGACTCGACGATACGATGAAGAGATGAAGGGTAAAGCCTTCCACACGCCTGAAATGGCGTATGAGTGGATGGCTTCCTCCCGACAACCGGAAGGCGACTATCTTGTCGCCCCGTCTTCCGAGATGACCATTAAAGGTCTCCTCTGTGTAGAGGCCCTGTTTCGCGTCCGCGGAATCAAGGATATCTACTCAGAGTCTACGGAGAATGTCGGTTACCTTCGATCTCTACAGAAGATGTGGTCGAAACTTCGCCTGGGAACGTACCCAGAGCCTTTAAGTCTCGACAAGCTACCTCCTGTTCTCGATTTCTCAGATCTGAACCTAATCACCTCGCGGAAAGCAGAGCTGGTTGGTCTCATCGGTACCCTTGGGGGAAACGCCGACGTTGACCATCTAATCTCACTTTTCGCGAGCACACAACTCAGTAGTCTGGAGCAGTCCATTGACCTGTGAAATTTACCATCTCACACTGTCTCTGCTCGAGCTACTGAGGTTCACGCACACCCCTTTCGGGGCTGCCGCGTCAGAGCGGTCCGCCTTT